ACGATGATCTGACCCCACTTGTAGACGTTGGCATCGATCGTCCAGCCCATGAAGCTGCGGATCACCCACACGATGCAGAACGCGACGAAGATGATGACGGCGATGTAGAGCATCAATTCGAGAAAACTGATCAGGATGTTCATGGCACGTCCTCTCTGTTGACTTCAGGGAAACATCTGGCGCGGAGCTTCGTCATGATCACGGCGGCGCGCGATGTAATCGACGTAACGATCAAGTCGCCGAGCCAGCCCGAATGCATCATCGGGTTGGAAGGGGAGGAGGGCGGCTTCGATTTCGCTGATGAAAGCCAATCCATCACTCGCAAACAGAGCCGCATTGTCTTGACCTTCAATGTCGCCGCACGTCATGGCGTTTTTCTCGTCGCGTCCATTTTCGCGGCGAATTCCTCCGGCGTCAGCGGCGGCTGTCCTTCCAGCGTGCGGATGCGGTTCTCGTGATTGTAGAGCACGACATCCTCTGGCGGTGGAGTTGACGGCGGCGGTTGGTTGACCGTCTCAAGAAATGCGATCACTTCAGGATCGTCATCGGGCAAAAATTCCTCGGCGTAGCCGGGTTGCGCGACGGCATAGGTGCCGTTGACGGTGCCGCTCTCATCGCGTGAAACGTAGGGCATCAGAAGCCAACTCCTGTGATGTTGTCGATCCAGCCGTAAGTGAAAATCTGCGTGCCAACGACCGAATTGGTGCCGCAGTTCAGATAGAAGCTCAGTTGCGAGAGCGTGTTCGTGAGCTGCAAGTCCTGCGAGGTGGAAAGTCTGGACGTGCTGGTTGAGTTCGAATACCAGCCAAATTGTGCGCCGTTCTCTAGCGAGTTGTCCGGCAGATCAGGCGGCCCGAGATCAGGCGTTCTCCATCGAATACCCGTAACGTCTGGCGATCCCGTAAGTCCCATCTGGAAAGAGATGCGGAACAGCGGCAGCACGCGGACGCCTGACGGCACCGAGAACGTGACCAGTGCCTCGGTCCTGTTCGCGAAGGCGGAGTTGCGGTCGTTGAAGCTGGCTTTCCAGTAAAAAATGTTGGCGACTTGGTTGAAGCCGATCCAGTTTGACGAGGCATCGGTCTTCATTGCGCCGAGCCGTCTGAACACCGTGTAATTTGCTGGCAGTGTCGGCGCGGTTGGCGAGAGCGAGAACAGAACATCGACCACGTTGGTGTCGAGGCGCTTGATCAGATGGACGTGATACCAAGTGTTCGGCGCAATCGCCCCGGTATCGAGCGCGCCGTTGCCGTTGCCGACCGCCCATGCCACCGTTGTCTTGGTGATCGCCGCAGCAAGCGCCATCGACGCGGCGTTGGTGCTGTCGGTCGCGATGCCTGCCGCGATGCCGAAGCCGCCCGATGAGCCCGCCGCTGAAAGCGTTAGCCCGAACAGCAGACCCGGAACGACGGCGGCGACAATGATCGGCGTCCATGCCGAGCTTTTACGACCGTAGGTCTGCCCATCGGTCGGCGCTTCCGCGACCGGGCCGGTCGGTCCTACCGGGCCTTGCGGTCCACCTGCGCCCGGTGGCCCTTGCGGCCCATCATCTCCTTGCGGTCCCTGTGGTCCCGGCACCGTCGAGGGTTCACCTTGCGGGCCGATTGGGCCTTGCGGCCCCGGTACTGTCGATGCAGCGCCAGCTTCGCCCGGCGGTCCTTGCGGTCCCGGCGGTCCTTGCTCACCAACGGTGATGACGGTGACACCTACGGTCATCCGAACCTCCCGCGCGTGTCGATCCAGCCGTAGGTCCTGATGGCGCAAGCGCCCGAGCCGCCGCTTGGCAGATAGAGCCTGTAGACCACCTGACCGCTGATGTTGGTGTGCAAATTCATGACGTTGGCACCAACCCGCGTAATCGTGCTGCCAGCCACCGTGATGCCTGCATCGACGGCAGCACCACTTTCAATACTCGGAGTGTTTTCAGCCGACATCAGATCGGGAGAGCGCACAGCGATGTCAGCGGAGTTCTGGCTGTTGGATGAGGCGGAGACGCGAAGCATCGGCTTGACGCGAATACCGGACGGCACCGACAGGGTCAGGGTAACGTCCACATTGCTCGTTGGCGAAGTGGCGTTCAAATCCAACGCGGATGTCACCCAATAAAAGGTGTCTTCAAACTGCTGGAACGCGACCCAATGGTTTGAAGCATCGGTCAGCAGCGTACCGATGCGACGGAATTGCGTGTAGTTCGCGGGCAGCGTCGGCGCGGTTGGTGAGGCCGAGATCAGCACGTCAACGACGCCTGTATCAGGTCGCCTGATCAGGTGGACGTGATACCAGCCAGTCGTGGTGCTTGGTGCAGCTCCAGTGCCATCGAACGCGCCGTTGCCAGAACCGACCGCCCATGCAGATGTGGTCTTTGTCAGCGCCGCAGCCAACGCCATCATCACGGAGTTGGTGCTGTCGGCGGCAACGCCAGCGGCGATGCCAAAGATGTTCGAGGAGCCAGCCGTCGAAAGCGTCAGGCCCGCGATATAGCTTCGCAGCACGGCGCTGATGACCGACCACGCCGAGCTTTTGCGACCATAGGTCTGACCGTCAGTCGGCGCTTCAGGCACCGGACCCGTTGGACCGACCGGACCTTGCGGGCCTGCCAAACCGGGCGGCCCCTGATCGCCTTGCTGTCCCGGCGGTCCCTGCGGCCCCGGTACAGTCGATGGCGCACCTTGCGGGCCGATTGGTCCCTGTGGTCCGGGCACCGTCGATGCCGCGCCGGTTTCGCCCGATGGCCCCTGCGGTCCCGGTGGCCCCTGTTCGCCAACAGTGATGATCGTGACATCAGTCGGCTCTTGCTCGACCGTGGCGTTGCTCGTCATCGGCTCGGCCCCGCTTCATGGGTGAGCGTGCCCGACCACATCTCTAGTTGGAGCGGCCCAGTCGTGCGGATCAACGAATGCACGTAAATATTCGGCGACAAATGCTCCAATTGGTCCTGCGTGATCCACACCGTGAACATGCCGCCCGGCGCGTCGGTGATGATGATGCCACCGTTCTCAGTTGTCAGCAGCAGTACTTCGGTCACATCGCCCGCGTCTTTGCGCACGCCCATGTGCATCGTGCTGCCGGTCAGATCGATGGGCGCGCCGTTGATGTCTTGATAGCCGAAGCCGCGATAGAAATCGGCATCGCTGGCGGTCGTGATATTGACGATGGTCATTCTACTGCCCCGAACATTGTCTCGATCTGCGCTTTGCTCGTGATCGAACCGACCACGATGCCGCCGATGGCTTCCATCTCAAGAGCGAAGCACCTCTGCACATGCGCGCAGACCGTTCTTGCCAGATCAATCAGCTCACGATGTTCGAGCGACAGAAACCCGCCGTCTTTGGTTTTCCAGTGATGCTCTGCGATCTGCTGCGCCATGATGACCGTTGCCGCAAGCGCCGCGCATCCGTCGCGTGACGTGTCGATCTTGTATCCGTGATAGTCGATGCCACCTGTTTCTTTTGCGAAACGCACTTTCGCGGTATGAGCCACGAGCTTTGCACGCCCGCGCCACGCCACGGCCTTTTCACGCCATGACGGGTCTTGCAGGATGGTGGTGATCAGCGCCTCGTCGTCGCCCGACACTGCGAGAATTTCGCCATCATAGAACAGCCCAGCGTGCGGCCCATCCGACGCGGGAAGCAGTTCCGCAAGCGCGCCGATCTCATCGATGTTGAGCCGCACTTCCATGTCAGGACACCTTGCCGATCCAGAGAATGCCTCTCATGGTCTCGTTGCCGCGTGTGCTGCTGTGCGCAGCGGCGAACCGCAGCTTTTGTCCGGCGGTCATATAGACGCCGAGATGGCATTGCGCGTTCGCCTGAAGGGGGACACTCGAACCCACGTTCATGCCGGAGTTTGCCAGCGTGCTGAGTTGATTGTTGCCAGCGTCGTAAAGGTACATGAACAACCACGCACCGGATGGGATATCAAAAAATTCGTGAAAGATGACGAGATAGACCCCGGTCGTCGGTGCCGTGAAGAAATTCAGGTCCAGCGGATTGCCTGCCGGGAACGTGTTGTGCTGAACGCCCCAACCTGAAAAAAAGGTGATCACTTCGCCGGTCGGGATTTGGTTATCGACTTGCGCGAACACCGACCTGATCGGGCTGTCGGCCAGAGGCGGCGAGCCCGTAACGCTGACGATCTGAAACGCAGTACCATCGAAACACATCAGCAGGATTTGACCGGCTGCGGCATCGCCAGTAATCGGATCGGTCCCATCGACATGCGTGACACGCTTGGGCGGTATCAGCGCGTTGACGGCGATGGTTGCAGGGCCGGTGACAAGGGGATGCGCCAGCTTGACCGAGAGGAAATCGCCTTCCCCAATCGCCGTGATCGGCGGCGCGTACAGGGCAACAATCGCATTCGATACCGTGCCGCTGTCGTCGCAATAGGGAATTTTGGTGATCGTCTGGGTGTTGGTGCCGCTGCCGCCAACGCCGCCGCCGCTCTGCATCTGCCAGCGCACACCGTCAAAGGCGAAGGTGGCAATGCCGCCAGACACCAAGGCGTTCGACGGCGGCAGGGTGCCGTCAGGCATAACGATACTTGCGGGGCCACTCCCGGCATCGAGCGTCAGCGTGGTATGCGTGGCATCGCTGATGTTGCTGTGAAGCACTTTGACGCGCAGCGGCAGACCATTGGTATAGGCACCGAGTGCTACGCTTGGTGAGACCACCAGCGCATTCTGCGTGCCTTGGTCAATCAGATAGTTCGCGGCCTGCGAACGAATGGCCCTCCCGAGTTGACCGAGATCGCCATCGTCAGGCGCGATGCCGTTCATACTGATGGCGGTTGTGATTTCGCGCATCGGAAATTCAATCGACGCGGCGGGCGGGATCGAGCCTTGGATGCCAGCGGCCGGATTGCCGTTGATGTAACCGGCGTTCGGATCGGTGATGCCGTAGGGCGGCTGATATTTCATCGTCCTTTATCCCTCTGCGTTTAAGGTGTTCCAGCCATCGGATCGTCGGTGTGCCCACCGATGTTCGAGTAATCAAAAACGATGTCGGTGTGTGCGGGCTTCCAGCGATCGAGCAGACATTCCAAATCTTCCGCGAGACCGATTTCCAGATGATGATCGACGCCTAGCTGACCCTGCGTGGCGCGAAACCATGTCAGCCGCGCTCCCGTGACATGCACGGTCCAGTAGAACCGCATCTCGGGCGGGCCGATGTACCAACGATAGTCCCCGACCAGCGGATTGGGATCGAGCGGCGGCGTGCGGGTGTCTCCGAGATTGGAGATGCCAACCATGAACGGCGCGTACTCAGTGATGGTGATCGTGTAGCCAAGGAAAGTTGCGACGCCGATAAAAAACGCGCGCGATTGACCGCCGATCATGGTCATACGCAGCACCAGCGCGATCTGACGATCGTGGATCGTCAGCGGCCCGGTGTAACAGGGATCGGGCAATCCCCAATTGCGCTCCCAATCCGGCAGCAACTCGACAGTCGTTCGCGGATCGCTCTCGACCTCCAGCAGCGTGCTCGCGCGCAATTCGAAATCGCCCCAGATGCCGGTGAGACCGCGCACCGTTTTCATCAGAACGCTTTCGTAGAAACGCGGCCACGCTTGCCCCTGCGGCAACAATGCCTGCATCGCGTGGGCATAATCATCGCCCGTTCTGGTGACGTGACTATCGGGCATTGCGAGCGTTTCTCCGCAGATATTCCAGCACCTTCGAAACACCGCGCGACACGCGAGTGCAGACGGCGCACTTTCGTTTCGGTTTCCGCGCGCGATGTTTCGCTCTGTTAGGCATAAAGCACCGTCCCCAACACCGGCATGTAGCCGGGCGCTGGCATGACCGTCGTTTCGAATGCGAGTTCGTGTTCCTCCTCGCCAACCGCTTGGCTGATCGCTTCGTCAACCCATGATCGATACATTGTCTGGCCGGGCTGGCTTCGCGCGAATTCCATCGCATCGATCGACGCTTCGATATTGCCTCGCGTCGTCGGGTTATCGACCACCAGATTTGTGATGGTGATGTCGTAGAAGTAGAGCAGCGGTGCGACCACCCAGAAGTCCTCGACTGTCACCGGGCGCACGCTGTCGATGTACGCCTGCACGGTCGCGACGTCGTTTGGTTGCGGCAGCCCGTAATTGTCGGGATAGGTGTCGTCCATCAGGAAACGCACCGTGATGGTGCCAACGCCCATCTCGGATGCCGCCCATGCCCGCGTCACGCCGGGGACTGCCATTGCCCAACGCACGTAATCGGCTTGGCTGCCGCCCATCGGCGGTTGTTGAATGCGGAACAGGATGCGTTCGCGCAATTCGTCGTCGGTCTCGACGTCGGTGCCGCCAACCATGTCGCCGAGCAGGTTTGCGGTCTGCACGCCCGGAATGGCAAAGACGATATTTAGTCCGGTGCCATCGGGGAGATTTCCGACCGTGCCTGCGGTCAAGGCGATGGCTGGCGCGGTCCCGGCCCCGGCGATGTCGAGCGTGCCCGCAGCCGTCGTCTGATATTGTACGCCGTTTGGTCCCGAGAGCAGCGTTGCGATCGGGATCGGGATGGGAGCGTTCCCAGCACTCCCGGCGAATACGACATTGCCAGACGCGAAGGTCGCCGCCTTGCGCCCCTTCGAGCCGTCCGCATTCGTCAGCCAGATTTGTCCATGTCGATCGAGCCACACCGTCTCTGCCGTGTCCGGCAGCAATTGTTTGGCGAGCCAATCGAGATACAGGTAGGCCAAATTCGCCAACCCCGACATCGCATCGCTCATGATGCGCAGCGCCGAATTCGGGATCAGTGCCACCGCACCCAATTGCGAAAGCACGTAATCGCGGGTCAGACCGCGCACTTCCTTCAGGGTGGGCGTTGTCCAGGGCATTTAATTTCTCCCCAACTCATCCCAGAGATCGGCGTAACGCAGCGCGATGCCCTGCCGTGGCCCGCGATAGATTTCGACACCAACGTCGATGCGCTGGGTGTCGGTCTGGATGGCGACGGCGGTGAATTGCGAGGCGATGAGCTGCGTGA